GTTGAGTGGGATTCCACTGCACGTCGTGGTCGCAGCAAGGGTGAGCTTTGTGTGACGTATCTTCATCCGAAGCAGATCATTCCTCAGCCCGGTGTTTACACGGACGTTGAGGACATGGACTATATATTCCTGATCCTGCCTCAGACGAAGGAGTACATACGCCGCAGATACGGTGTTGACGTATCGGATGAGAGTGAGGAGTTCCCCGAGGTAAAGGCATCTATGGATTCTCTTGAGGAGGCTCAGGCAGAGAACGATATGGTCAGTCAAATCGTTGGATATTTCCGCTCCGATTCCGGTGCTATCGGTCGTGTGTCGTTTGTAGGTGACACGGTTCTCGAATACACCGATGACTACCAGGCGAGACATCTGATGCGGTGTGAGGACTGCGGAAAGATCGTTCTGTCCGGTGAAGGAACGTGCGAGAGCTGCGGATCCTCCCGTGTAAGTGATTCTGCAGAGAGATTTGAGGAGAGGTACGACACACTTGAGTTGTATGACGGTTCGGTGCTCGCTCCGGACAGCGCAAACGTACTGGATCCCGAACCTCTGAAGATCCCGAACTACGTACCCGACGTATATCCCGTGGTTCTGCAGAAGAACATTTCGGAATACGGCAGGTTCCTGGGCACATCCGACGTGGACAAGCTTGAGAGTCTGCAGAACATGATAAACCGTCTCGAAGGTGCCATTGCAGAGAAGCTCTGTGAGGCTGGATCTCTCGTCAGCCTACCTGCTAACGTGAAGATTACGACTGCAGGCGGAAAAAACATGAAGGTGATCCGCATCAAGCCTGAAGAGGCAAGTCTTGTCGGTGTTTATACCCTTCAGGGTGAGATCGGTCAGGACCGTGTACACCTTGATGCAGTATACGAGGAGATGAAGCAGGCCATCGGTATCACTGACTCCTTCCTCGGGCGCCGTGATCCTACAGCCACAAGCGGTGTTGCGAAGGACTTTGCGGCGAAGCAGTCTGCAGGCAGACTTGAATCAAAGTCCGTATGCAAGGCTTCAGCCTTCGGCCGCCTTTACGAGGTGATGTTCAAGTTCCTGCTCGCCTATGCAGACCGCCCCATTTCGGTACCGTACCGAGCTGACGGCGGTGAGATCGCATACAGAAAGTTCGACAGATACGATTTCCTTCGCCGTGATGAATTCGGTGAGCTGTGGTGGGATGACTCCTTTATATTCTCCTGCGACAGTGCATCCTCCCTTGCTACTAACCGTGAGGCTATGTGGCAGGAGATCAGAGGTAATTACACCTCCGGTGCGTACGGAGATCCTACTGCAAACGAAACGAGACTTCTTTTCTGGCAGAAGATGGACGAACAGCACTATCCCGGTGCTGCCGCAAATGCACGGATCTTCAGGCAGAAGGTAGAGGAGGAACAGGCATTGGCTGCAGCTCAGGCACAGATGCAGGCAGTGCCTATGGCAAACGGTATAAACGGTATACCGGTATCCCCGACGGGGATGCCGTGATGCCGGGTATATAAATTCCCCATGAAAGGAGGACAAGGTATGAAGAACGGAAAAGGTCGTCCCGGTTATGCGGGCAGGATCAAGAACACCGGCTCTCAGATGGTGAAGGCTCCTTTCGACTCCGGTGCTTCCGGTGTCGGTAACGGTAAGGTCATTCGCGGTAATGATCTGAGAAACGGTAAGAGTGGCAAGTAAGGCGCTCTGTCACAAGCGCAGCGGAATGCTGCAATAACGCAGCACTTTGCTGCATCCTTCTGTCAAGGTAATGACTGTACTCACGGGAACAGAGTAAAAATCCCTACGCACAGGAATAGCGTAAAAATCCTTACTCACGGAACAGAGTAAAAATCCAACTTAAGAAAGGCTATAACAATGAACGGACTTGAAGAAAAAGATTATGCACAGGCTCTCGGTGTAGAGCTTCCCGAACCCGAACCTGCAGCAGAACCTGCGGCGGATCCTGCTGATAGTGCCGATGCCGATGTCAGTACCAATAACGGTACCGATGCGCCTACGGACGATGGTGGTGAGGATCCTGTCACAGATCCCAATGCTTCCGCTGCGGCAAGACGCAGGAATTATGAAGAACGCATGGAAAAGCGTATTGAACGTGAGAGGGAGAGGGCAAGGCAGGAGGAACGTGCTCGAATGATCGCTGAGATCAAACGTGCAAATGCCGCAAAAGCTCAGACTCCTCCTGTAAACCCATCACCTGCTCCTGAAGCTGAGCCGGCAAGAGACAGTGCCGGCAGATTTGCGAGACGTGGGCCGTCACAGACCGGTACCGATCCTGCTCCTGCGGATGATCTCACTGCACGTGTTGGTGCAATGATTGACAATCATCCTGCTGTGAAGGCGGCAAAGGAATACACGGAGAGGATGCGTGAGGCTGAGGTGAGATCCGCTTTTGCGGAAGATCTTGCGAAGATCACCGAGATGGATCCTTCGATACAGACGGAGGAAGATCTTCTTGCGCTCCCCGAGCATGATCTTATTCTCGGGCTCGTGAATAAAGGATATTCCCCCTCCGATGCATACAGAACGGTATTCTTTGACAAGATTACCGCTGCGGCAGTGGAGAGAGGAAAGAGACAAGCTGCCTCCCAGGCTGCATCTACGGCCCATCAGGTACCGGATAAGGTAAGAGGCGGCGAAGGTATTGTGGTACCTTCCGATATTATTGCAAAGTACCGACAAATGTTCCCCGGCATTACGGATGCCGAGATCGCTAAACATTATGCAAAGTACAAATCAAATCAAAAATAACGAAAGGAATAATTTATGGCAGTAATTTTTGACGAAGCTTCCGGCGTTGCGAATTCCGTCTATGGTAATTCGCAGGCCCCTATTCAGCTGTTTATTGAGAAGCAGGACAGCGTCCTTGAGAAGGAGAGCATGCTTCCCAACATCTTCAAGATGGAAAAATCCTCGCACTGGGCTGAGAAGAGAACCGGCATGACCGCTATGAAAGGATTTCTCCCCGTTGGTGAGAACGGCGCAGCTCCTGAGGACACTATGCAGGAAGGCTTTTCTTCTATCCTCGTCAACATGACGTGGAAGAATGAATTTGCTGTAACCGAGGAGATGGTTGAGGATTCTCAGCTCATCGACTTCGAGTCTGCTCCCATGAGCTTTATCGACGGCTACCACACAGCAAGAGAAAGTTTCGGTGCGAATATCCTTGCCGGTGCTGTGATGAACGGCGGTACCGCTAACACGAAGATCACCATTAACGGCCATGATTTCTCCACTGCGGGTGCTGACACAAGGAACTTCTTCGCTCCCGATCATCCTTCTATAACGGATGCGATACCTGTTCAGTCCAACTGCTTCAAGGACGAGTTCTCCGAGGATGCTCTGTCTTACATTGAGTGCGCTATGCGTGGATTCAAGGGTGACAGCGGTAATCTGCTTAACATCGTCCCCGACACCATCATCATCCCCGATAGCCCTATGCTTCTGAAGAAGGTATTCGCTGTTATCGGCGCGGACAAGGAACCTACAAGCTCCAACAACGGTTTCAACTACCACTTCGGCCGTTGGAACGTTATCCTCTGGAAGCATCTCGATCAGTTCCTTGAGTCCGGTGTTACTCCTTGGATGGTGATGTCGAGCAAGTACAACCAGAACTATGCAAGTGCTGTGTTCCAGGACAGACGTGCTCTTAAGATCAGATCCTATATCGAGGACAAGACTGACGCCAACATCTGGCACGGTACTGCGAGATTTACCGCAGGCTTCCACGATTGGAGAGGCTTTGCCGTCGGCGGTGTTCCTACCGGTTCAACTCTGATCGGAGCGTAATTTCATACATATGGGAGAGAGGCTATGAAGGTAAAAGAACTTATTGCTTACGCAAGGGGGGTGAGACCGGAGTCTCCCTCCCATGCTTTTTCAGATGACGTTCTGCTTATCTGGATAAATGAGATCGAGGGAATGGTTCAGACCGAGATCCTTCTCATGTCACCTGCGGATGCTATAACCTACACCATGGATGATCTTGAGACGGAGCTTCTTGTGACGGAGCCACACTCGAAGATCTACCGTGCGTACCTTTGCTCTATGATAGACTTTGAACGCGGTGAGTATAACACGTATTCAAACTCGGTGGAGCTGTTCAGAGAATGGTGGAATGAATATGCGGCATGGTATGCTATGATGTACGATCCTGCATCAGGGAAAGGAGAACTTATGGGGTATTATATTTCAGCTTACGCTATTGCGGTAAAGCACGGATTCACGGGTACAGAGGAGGAATGGTTGGAATCACTCCGGGGAGGCGGTCCGGGTACAGATCTATCCGATTCCGTTCCAATTATGGACGGCACGGCTGCTTCCGGAATATCGCCTGAGGCAGCTCGTGCAGATCATGTGCATCCTATCGACACGTCAAGAATGCCAAGTCCGGCAAACATAGAGGCACTTGGGGAAGAAGATGCTCTCGGATTAAATTGGATCATGGGAGCTAAACCAGACGAAACCCCCGTAAAGCTGCCATGGTCGGAGCTTCTTGATCTGGTGAAATTAAATGTTGAAGGTGTATATTACAGAGATGAGGATGGAAATAAATATGCATCTTTGAAAAAACTCGCGGATGATACAACGCTTCTTACTGAAGAGGATAGAGAAAGTATCATAAGAGAAGCACAAGAAACATTTGAGGTAGAGGAAGTTGACCTTACAGGTCTTGCAACTGAGGAATATGTACAGGAGTATGCACAGCCAAAAGATGACTATGCGTTAAACAGCGATGTAATTGAACTCGGAAGCACGCTCTCCTCCGCGATCGCAGAAAAGGAGCAGCTCGCCCCCGAATTTGCAAACGACATCTCGGAATGCACGGACACATCAAAGCTGTACGTGCTTCCCGATGGGTACATCTACGCATATAAGAGGATAATCTACCCCGGCGGAGTTCCGCAGTTTACGAATCAGGTAGATCCCTCAACCGCAAACGACACATCACCCGATACCACACTGTCGGGGGATGAGTGGCTGAACGGATACCGTATTGCGACCAAGGCGATAAGCGAAAGAAAGGGAATCGT